AGCTTCCAACCACCTACGCAATGCCGCCCTGACAGTCCTTCGAGGACAGCGCAGCGGCAGGCGGTACAAAAAGCCGCACACCAAGACCTACTACACCGCATCGGCGCCGGGAGAGCCACCGGCGGTACGGACCGGAATGCTCCGCATGAGCTGGGGCATGAAAGCCGAGGGCGACGGCAAGGGCAACTACACAGCCGGAATCTACACCGACGTGCCCTACGCAGAAGACCTCGACACCGGCACACCGGGCGGAAAGATAAAACCACGTCCGTACAAAGACAAGATAATCGAGACCGCCAAGCCGAAGGTCGTCTCGGTTTTTGCAGAGCTCGAAACAAAGTGAGAGGAGGAAAGCCATGTCGATAACCACAAACACCACCGCGCCGACATTTAACAGCGCGAAGGTTCAGAAGGGCGACTTCATCAGAGCGAAATACCGCTCCTGGGAGAAGCCGCACAACGGTCTCGTAGCAAACGTGACCGAGGACGAAATCCGCGTCCTTTACGTGCCTGACATCGGGAACGTGACGAACTACTTCGTCATTCCGATCGCAGAGGTCGCAGAAGGACTCTGGACGCTTTCGGTCAGCGCCGATATGGAGACCGTGGAGACGGAGGGCGGAAACGATGACGCTTGAAGACTTAATCTACCAGCGACTGACACAGCACCCCTCCCTCATTAAGAAGCTGGCGAAATATGCCGGCAACCCGGCGGTATTCTTTCAGAGTGCGCCGGACGACAAGGCACAAGGCTGGAAAGGGCGCCTGCAATTCCCGCGTATTGATTACGTCGTGGATCTGCAGCACAACCCGGAGAGAAAAACCAGCGGCTCCCTCACCCTGAACATCTGGAGCACAGAAGAAGCAGGCGTAACGCCGCCGGAGGAACTGGAGCCGATCGTGCGCCAGCTCTTATGCGGCGTTTTTCTAAAGCCGCAAGACGCTCCCCCTTATGCTTTGTCATGGGCAAGGAGTGAACCGTTCGACGCACCCAGAGAAGGCGGCGACGGAATCGTCATAGGTGCAACGATCATCTTTGACGTTTTCGCGTTCCCTTCCCAGGTCACAACGGATCCCGACCCCATTCTGGCAATAAACCACTTCGCAAAACAGCTGATACCGTGCGCCACCGTCATCGGCAAGGACGACCTCATGGCAGAGACCGTCCCGACGGAAGAAAAGCCGGCGCTTTATTTCCGACTGGAGACCATCAGAAACCAGCGAGAGACCAACACCGTCGCATGGATGGACGCGGTCATCGCAGGTCACGTCTTCGCCGGAGGCGAGGAGACCACCTGGATCAGAGCCATCGTAGACGCGCTGGCGCTGAACGGAGAGGTAACGATGCTCGACACGTCCCCGATGTTTATCACAACGCTGACGGCAGACAGCACCCTCAACGCCACATCTGCAGGACAGCTCCGGATCGGCGTCCGCTTCGGACTTTTGCGAAGGAAACCACTACCCCATGTACTGCACAACGCAAACATGGAGCAAACCAAAGGAGGCGACTAATATGGCAGCAAAAAAGACACCCGAAGTCGTCCAGGAACCGGAATACACCGTGGAGGAATTCGCGGCGAACCCTTCCGCAGTCTTCGGCGAAGCCATATCGCCCGATATCGTAACAGCAGCGCTGCGTGTGGCGGGCGTTAAGAAGACCACAAAGAGCGCAGCAAAAACCATCATCAACAAATTCAGATCGAAGGAGGTCAAGTAACCTATGGGAACTTTCACTATTGGAGAAACCAAAGTCCGCCCTGGCGAGTACCATCGCTTTGAAAATGCTGGCGGCATTCCCACCGCAGGTGCGACCAACGGAATCGTAGCTGGCGTAATTCGCGCCAACTGGGGACCGCTCAACAAGGCGGTAGTTTTCGATCCGAGCACAGACGTGAAGGCAGTCTTCGGCAAGGGACAGACCGAAGACCTCATCAGCGCAATGTTCGAGGAAGGAAACTCGAAGGGATACTTCGTCCGCTGCGGTACCGGTGGTACCTACGGCTCCATCACGCTGAAGGACAACGCAGCCGAGCCAGCTGACGCCGTGACGATCACGGCTAAATACGTCGGCGACCGCGCGTTCACCGTCAGCATCAGAGACAGCTTGACAAACGACGCAAAGAGAGAATGCATCATCTACGACGGCACTACCGAATTTGAGAAGATCGAATTCGCAAAGGGTGCCGAAGGCGGCGAAGCAGCTGCTCTTGTTGCGGCTTTTGCAGCTTCCGAAAACTTCACAGCACAGAAGGTAGCCGACGGATCCGGCGCTCTCGCCTCTGTAACGCAGTCCGCGTTCACAGCCGGCACTAACCCGACCGTAAACACCGAGGCATACTCCACCGCCCTCAACGCGCTGGAGCCTCACGCCTTCAACGTGCTCTGCGTAGACACCGAGGACGTAGCCGTCCATGCGGTCGTTCACTCTTTCATCAAGAGAACCTACGCAGCTGGCTCTTACCCCATGACTGTCCTTTCCGAAAAGTCCAGCGCCGAAAACACCCTCGACGTGAGAATGCAGCACGCTGCAGCTTTCAACGACGCGAAGATCATCTACGTGCTGAACGGCGGCGAAGACACCAGCGGTAACAAGAAGGATGGCTACATCAACGCTGCCAGAATCGGCGGCATTATCGCGGCCGTTCCTTCCAACCAGAGCGTAACTCACTACGTCGTGAGCGGCTACGCAGACCTTGCGGAAACCCTCACCAACACGCAGATCGAGAAGGCGCTCCTCTCCGGCTGCATCGTTCTGACAAAGAACAGCAGCGGCCAGGTATGGATCGAGCAGGGCATCAACACCCTCATCACTCCTTCTGGCAACGAGGACGAAGGCTGGAAGAAGATCCGCCGCGTAAAGACTCGCTTCGAGCTTATGCAGCGCATCGGCGACACCACCGACGCCCTCATCGGTAAGATCAACAACGACACCGACGGCAGAGCCGCTATCGTAGCAGCTGGTCAGTCGGTAATCGACACCATGATCGCCGAAAAGAAGCTCGCTCCCGGCTCTATCATGACCGAGGACAGCGCAAATCCTGCGAAGGGCGACAGCGCATGGTTCGTCATCGCGGTAGACGACATCGACAGCATCGAGAAGATCTACCTGACCTACCGCTTCCGCTTCTCCGCAAATTAACGAAGGGAGGACACCTAAATGCTTAATCAGAGAGGACCGATCGATACCAGAAAGGTATTGACCGGCAAAGACGGCGCTCTTTACAACGACGCAGGCGTGATGCTTGCGACCGTGGAGAGCTTCCAGGCGCAGGTTAACGTAACCAACGCCAAATACCAGCCGCTCGGCGACGCGCAGGAGCATGAAGCCTTCCAGGCTTACTCCGTAACGCTTACCTTCTCCCAGATCGTCATCGAGGACGACGCATTCATCGTCGAATTCATGAACGCTTTGAAGGAGGGCACCATGCCGAGCTGGAACTTCCAGGGGCTCATGAAGGGCAGAAACGGCTCGGAGCAGCGCATGAACTACCGTTCTTGCGTACCTTCCGGCACTATCGACCTTCAGAACGTCACAGTCGGAGACATTCTCAAGAGAGCGTGGAGCTTCTTCGTAAACGAACCCCCTGCTCTCCAGAAGCTGCTCACCGCAGATTGATAACAATCGCCCCATAACAACCGGCAGGGGCGGGTAAAACTGCCCCTGCTTATTTTTTTATAACGAAAAGGAGGACACGACCATGTCTGAAACCAAGAAAAACACAGCCATCGAAGAAGTCGAGATGGACAAAGAAACCAACGAAGGTATCATGAGAACCTACGAGGACGACATCCTCGGCGGCTTGCTTGCCGCAGCTGACTACATCAACGATGAGGACGAAATCGTACCCATCGAGATCGCCAGAAACGGCGTCGTTCTGATTAAATTCCGCATCAGACCTCTCTCCGAAGAGGAGTACGTCAAGTGCAAGAACCGCCACACCAAGTACATCCGCAACAAGCAGATCGGCATCAAGATCCCCGAAGACACCGACACCGCTATGTACCGCAACGCCCTCATTTACCAGGCAACCATCCCGGAAGACCGCGAGAAGGTCTGGGACAACAAGGCAGCGTGGAAGAAGCTCGACGTGCTCAACGGAACCGAACTCATCGGCAAGGTGCTCAAGGCTGGCGAAAAAGACGCAGTCTGCGACAAGATCGACACCATCAGCGGCTACAGCGCTATGGCTGAGGAAGTCGCAAAAAACTAATACTGGCCGGAGGCAAGGCGACGGTTCTCCATCACATTTTTCAAAGGCAAGGGATAACACCGGACGAAGTGATGGCGAAACCGCCCGGCGTCCGTGCCTTTATGTTCGCATCCACCAGAGTCCAGGTGGAAGCGGAAAATAACAAGCTTCATGGAGAGGAGGAATCGTAATGGCAGCTGAAGCATTCCGAATCGAAATACCCATTCACGTCGAAGACAAAACCGACCCCGGCGTCAGCAAGGCGACGGAGAAGATGAACAAATTCGACAAGCAGAATGAGAAGACCAAGAAGCGGCTCGATCAGATGAACAAGACGAAGTGGCAGGTCGCCATCGAAGCGGTCGATAAAGTGACCAGCGTCGTGAGTAAGATCGGAACCACCGTCAGGGGCGTCGCTGGCAGGGCGTGGAGCTTCACGATGGGCGTCGTAGATAAAGTCACGGCACCCGTCAAGAAGATGATATCCGTCCTGGGCGATATGCTCGGCATTTCAACAGCCGTCTCGACAGTCCTCGCGGGTCTCTCGATCAAGAACGCATTAGAGGCGTCCGCCGAATCCTCCCGAATGCTGACACAGCTGCAAGTGTCGGCAAAGAACATGGGAATTGACGACAGCGGAATCCAGAAGATCCTGGATAAAGCCTCGCAAATCCAGCAAACCACGATGTACTCGGATGACGCAATGACCGGCGCAGCTGCCGAACTTGCGACGTACTTCGAGGACACCGAAGCCATCACCCGAATGATGGATACCGTAATCGACTACGCAGCCGGTATGTCCGGAGGCGTGGAACTTTCCACGGAGGAAATCATCGACTACACCACCAACCTCGCGAAGATGACCACCGGAGCCTACGACGCAATGACGAAGAAAGGCTTCGAGGTAACCGACGCCCAGAAGAAGATCCTCGAAACCGGCACCGACATGGAGAAGGTAGCCGTAATCGAGAGCATCATCCAGGAGAACTGGGAAGGAATGGCGCTCGCCATGAGCAACACCCCGACCGGACAGCTCACCAGGATGAAGAACTCCTTCGGCGACATCAGCGAAATGATAGGCGACAAATTATCCCCAGGGGTAACAAGCCTCTTCAGGATGCTGAACAACAAGATGCCGACCATCTCCAAACTCCTCGAAGGCGGCGCAGAAGCAGCCGGAGCGTGGCTGGAGGAATTCATGCCAACGCTTGAGGACTGGATCGACAGCGCCATCGAGTGGGTGGACAATTTCGGAAAGCGCGTAAGCGAAGTACTGGGCAGCGACGAATTCAAGAAAGCTGACTTCTTCGGAAAAGTCAAAATCGCGTGGAACAAGATCATCGCGGAACCCTTCAGCGAATGGTGGGAAAGCACCGGCAAGGCGTGGTTCGCGGAGAAAATGAACGGAGTCGGCGAAGCCATCGGCTCCGGACTTACAGTAGGACTGCTCGCACTCCTGGGAATCGACCTGGACAAAACCCTTCAGGACGGCACCAGCGTGGGCGGAGCGTTCATCGAAGGCTTCAAGAAAGGCTTTGACACCGAAAAAATCACCGAGGCATTGAAGGAATGGGCAGACAACAACAAGGAAGTCGTGATAGGCATCGGCGCCGTGGTAGGTTTCAACCTTATCACCGGAATCGCCGGCAAGCTCAACGACCTGATCTCCCTCTTCAGAAAGGACAGCGGCGGATCCTCCGCAGCTGACACCGGAGCGCTCGGCTCAATGACGGTAACAAGCACGACCACGACCGTCAACGGCAACGTGGTCAACGTTTACGGTGCAACCGTGAACAATGCAACCAGCGGCAGCGGAGTAGGCACTGCGCTGAAGAATCTCTTGCCTTCTCTGGCAGGCGGAGCAGCAGGAACCGGGCTCCTTCTCGGCGGCGGGAAAACCATTGCAGGACTTCTCGGAAGTGGCGGCACTAAAGTTGCAGGACTTCTCGGAAGTGGTGCAACCGCATCATCAGCAGGTGGCGGATTGCTCTCCTCCGGAAGCTGGTTGACAAAATTGCTCGAACTCGGGTCTAAATCGTCCGTATACAGCTCAAGCGGAAAACTTATTTCTGTTCAGGGCGGCGTAGGCGGTTTCCTTTCAAAAATCGGAAAAGTCGCAGGAAGAGCTTCTGCAGGAATTGGTGCCGCTATCGAAATCGGAACTGACGCATACAAAGGATACACCAACTCAAAAAGCAAAGGTGAATCTAACGGAGCCGCAATCGGAAAGGGCGCCCTTAAAGGATTTTTGACAGGAGAATACGAGGATCTTAATGGTCCCTGGGAACGCATATGGGCAAACCTCAAAAACGGAGGAAAAGGAGCGCTAATAGGTACAGCCTTCGCTCCTGGCTGGGGCACCTTAATCGGCGCCGCTGCCGCACAAACCGCGAATGGAATCGCGCAAGGCATCGATAGCGGTTTTTTTGCCAACATATGGGAAGGTACCAAAAAATTCTTTGTAGAAGACCTGGGTAAATTCTTCACGCAAACCATCCCGAAAGGCTGGAACAGCTTCTGGGGAGCAATCTCGAACTTTTTCACGACCACAATCCCGACCTGGTGGGGCGGCTTGAAGGAGAAGGTCTCGACCTTTTTCACAGAGACGATCCCGGAGAAATGGGACGAAATGTGGGAAGGAATCGGCGCCTTCTTTACGGAAGACGTGCCATACGCCATAGGCTACGCCTGCGGTAAGATCGAGATCTTCTTCACCGAGACAATCCCCGGCTTCTTCGGAGACCTCTGGGACGGAATCAGCACGTTCTTCTCCGACACGCTCCCGACCTGGGCAAGCAACGTCTGGAATAACCACATCGTCCCATTTTTCACAGAAACCATCCCCGAATTCTTCGGCGGAATTTTTGAAGCCATCGGAACCTTCTTCACCGATACCCTTCCCACCTGGGCGTCGGACGTTT